CTGCAATATCTGCAACAGGTAGTGACACAAACATAGATTTAAATTTAGTTGCAAAAGGAACTGGAGTTGTTCAATCAAACGGATCAGCACTAGCTGTTACAGGTAAACAGACTATTTGGGTTCCTGCTACAGCAATGTATGCAACAACTACAAACGGATGTGCGGACATTGAACAAACAGAATTAACAGCTGGCCAGCCAGAACTTAAAACATTAGATTTCGATCCTTCTTCTGATGAGAATGCACAATTTACTATTGCATTCCCTAAAGCGTGGGATCCATCACAACTTATAATGTATCAAGTTTTCTGGACAGCTAACTCAACAAATACAGGTGACTGTATTTGGAATTTAAAAGGCGTGGCGATAGCAAATGATGATGCAATTGATACAGCGTTTGGAACTGCAGTAGCAATAACTGATGCTCATAGCGGCACAGCTAATGACTTAAATGTTACTGCTCAAAGTGGTTCAGTAACTATTGCTGGATCTCCAGCGGCTGATGAAGATGTGTTTTTTAACATTTCAAGAGACGCGGATAACGGTTCTGATACGTTTACAGGTGACGCTAAACTATTAGGTATTAAAATATTCTTTGCTACTAATCTGCCTAACGACGCATAATAGGAGGACGTAGTGTCAAACTTTGGATATAGAGTATTAGGTTTCGGAGCCGGCGGAAGAACCATAACTCCATACGTTAGCGCAACCGGTGGTAATACTACAATCACAGACGGAAATTATAAGATTCACGTTTTTACAGGTGACGGTACTTTAGCTGTTGCTAATGAAGGAACACCTTTAGGATCTAACACAGTAGAATATTTTGTTGTTGCAGGCGGTGGCCCAGGTGGTGGAAAATATCGTGGAGCAGGCGCAGGAGGCGGAGGCTGGAGAACAAATTATCCAAGTCCAGCTACAGGCGGTCTTGCAATAGCATTTCAATCATATCCCGTACAAGTTGGTGCAGGTGGTGGATCACCTCCAAACAGAGGATCAGCAGCGACACCTTCAATTTTTAGTACGATCACTTCTACAAGAGGTGGAGGACACGGCCAACCTGGAGGATCGGGTGGCGGAACTAACGGAACATCCGGACAAGGAACTGGAAACGCAGGTGGATTCTCTCCACCAGAAGGAAACCCAGGAGGAAACTCTACGGGTGGATGTTCGCCTGGAGCAGGCGGCGGAGGCGGGGCGAATAGCCCAGGAACTAACGGATCACCTGGATTTACTACACCAGCAGGAAGTGGTGGAAACGGATCAGGTATTTCAACATCATTCTTTGGACCAACAGCACCAAGTTATGGAACACCGGGACCATCAGGTTCTAACAGATATTTTTCTGGCGGTGGCGCAGGAGGAACTTATTCTCCAGGCTCACCGGGATCAGGAGGATATGGAGGCGGAGGCCAAACAAACAGTCCTTCTCCAGCTAATTCTGGAGGCGGTGGCGGAGGTGGAAACACTGGCGCAGGTTGTTGTTCACCAGGATTAGGAGGGTCAGGATTTGTAGCGATTAGATACAAGTTCCAATAATATTATGGCACACTTTGCAAAATTAGATGAAAACAACGTTGTACTTTCTGTTCACTCAGTAGGTGATGAACACCTTATGAAAAACGGAGAAGAGAACGAAGAAGTTGGTATTAACTTTTTAAGAAACGTACACGGTTGGGAAAATTGGAAACAAACTTCATACCACACAAGAAGAGGAAGATATTTAAATCATGATGGATCAGTTGCATCTGATCAAAGTAAAATGTTGAGATATAATTATGCAACTCCTGGAGCCACATATGATCCAGTAAGAGATGCTTTTATATTACCTAGAGCTAGAAGTGAAGACGGAAGTGTAATATTTGAAAGTTGGACAATAAACGAAACTACGATGGACTGGGAAGCACCGACTCCAGAACCTTCAAGCCAAACTAATGGTGTAGATGATTTTTATCATTGGAATGAAGGTACTCAATCGTGGGACAAAGAGGTTATTTGGCGAGAAGGAATGTAGTATTTAAATTCCTATGAAAGAAGTAGAGCTATCTAAACAATTTATCTTACACGGAAAACTACCTTTATCATTATCTAAAGTTAATTTTGAAAACGTTTATGACTTTATAAGTTGGAGCATTCAAGATTTACATGAACGAAAATTAAATAGGTTTAAAGACGTTCACGTACCTTTATCACAAGATATTATTTGGATATTAGATTACGCTGAAGCAAAGTATCAATTAAAAACAGGCAGGACGTTAAGAAGAAAAACTCATGATGTTATGGTTCATTGGAAAAACGAAGGATCTATAAAACGACATCATTTAGATTATGCTGATTTAAAAAACAGTCCTGATATTGTTATGTTGTATTTTATAGACAGTGATGACAATAATATGATAATAGAGTATGATGACAACCGTAAGAAAGGGATATATTGGAATATGCCGATAGAAAGTAACAAGTATGTAATGTTTAATTCTAATCTAGAATATTATCTTTTACCCAATAAATCAGATAATCAAAGAATAGTTTTAAGGGTTACTTATGAAGAAACAACACCACATTGTTAATAATTTTTTATCTAGAGTTGATCTAGAAAGAATGCTGCAAGACGTAAAATTAAACTTTGAAAACAATGTTCATGAGGATAAGTTAAAGTCAGGGTTACAAACTTATTCTAATTTACATATCGTTAATAGAGGAGAACATTGGAAAAATTTTTTTAAAAAGTTAGATATAGAAATGAAAAAGTTTAACAAGACCCATATTCACAAATGTTGGAGTTTAAAGATCGATAGAAAACAAGATCCTCACTATCACAGACACGGTAGATTCATTACTAGTGTTTACTATCTTCAGAATGAAGACCCTAGTTTAGGCACACATTTAAAAGACGAAGATATAATAATACCTGGACATGAAAACTCTATTGCAATATTTGACGGCGACATTCTACATGATGCAGTTTTTCCAGAGAATAATTTAAAACAACCTAGATATACTTTAATTACGGACTACTACGAATGAATTTAAAAAACACGTATTGGTATTTTCAAAGTGCTTTATCGCCAAAGTTTTGTGATGAGCTTATTGAGTATGGCAATATGCAAAAAGAACAAACAGCTATAACAGGTAAGTTTAAAGACAAGGGAGATTTAGTTGGTGAGGATCTTAAAGATCTAAAAAAGAAAAGAGACTCTAATGTTGCATGGCTAGATGATCAATGGATATACAGAGAAATTCTACCCTATGTAAAAACCGCTAATGAAAATGCAGGTTGGAATTTTCAATGGGATATATCTGAGTCTTGTCAGTTTACCAAATATAAATTAAATCAATATTATGGTTGGCATTGTGATTCGTGGGATATTCCCTACGATAAACCAAATGATCCATCACATGGAAAGAAGATTATGAAGGTGGAGAATTAGAGTTTGCTAAAAATAATAATGAGCCAGGAAAAAAGATTGAAACAAATGTGTGTTCAGAAATATTACCTAGAGGTTCCATTGTAGTATTTCCATCTTTTGTTTGGCACAGAGTAAAAAAAGTTACGAAAGGAACTAGATATAGTTTGGTTATTTGGACTTGTGGAAAACCATATTATTGATATATATACATTATGAAAGACAATATGAGGGTAGAAAGTTATTTTGCATCACCTGTGTGGCTAGATTATAGACCTGAGTGGGTCGACACTTTAAACAAAGCTGGCAATGTCCATATTAAAAATGCAAGAGCAAAAAATAAAGATTTGATTAAAGATACAAAAGACTTCGGACTTATTCATCATTCTGATGAATTACAATCAGATCCTAATTTTAAAACCTTGTTAGATTACGTTGTAGATAAAAGCTGGCATTTTTTGGATAGTCAAGGATACAACATAGAAAACTATGTCCCTGTAGTAACAGACTTTTGGTTACAAGAATTTTCTAAAAATGGTGGGGCTCATCAACACACACATGTTCATCCTAATAGTCATGTATCAGGTTTTTATTTTTTAAAATCCTCAGCTGCAACTGCACAACCTGTTTTCTTTGATCCAAGGCCTTCAGCTGCAATGGCAAAGCTACCAGTTAAATTAAATAAAGATATAAACTCATCTAACATACAGGTCTCTCACCAGTGTAACCCAGGTGCTTTGATGATTTTTAACAGCTATCTGCCACATGCTTTTACAGTTGATAAAGGTAAAGAACCTTTTAGATTTATTCATTTTAACATTCAAGCAATACACAGAGATTTAATACAAGGAACGGCACCAACAATATGAGTTTTAAGAAAAAGAAATACGAAGTAATTAAACAAGCTATTAGTCCTGAACTGGCTCAGTTCTGCTATAACTACATACTATTAAAGAGAGATGTGGCTGACACCATGTTTAAAAATAAATATATATCCCCATTCGAAGAAGCTTTTGGAGTTTGGGAAAAAACTACTCAACAAGTTCCTAACACTTATGCTCACTATGCCGATATAGCAATGGAAACATTATTGTTAAAATTACACCCACTTATGGAAAAGAAAACAGGAATGAATCTGTTTGAAAATTATTCTTATGTCAGGCTTTATAAAAAAGGGGATATTTTAAAAAGACACAAAGATAGATTTAGTTGTGAAATATCTACCACATTAAATTTAGGTGGAGACCCTTGGCCTATTTATCTAGAGCCGTCTGGTAGACATGGTTTAAAAGGAATTAAAATAAACTTAAAACCTGGTGATATGTTGATTTATAGAGGAGAGGATTTAGAACATTGGAGAGAACCTTTTACTGGAGAAAAATGTGCACAAGTTTTTCTACATTACAACAGTGAAGACACCAAAGGTGCTGAGCATAATTTATACGATACAAGACCACATCCAGGTTTACCTGCATGGTTTAAAAGAAAGAGTTATTGTTAATGATTACATATAGCGATAATTATTTGTATGGCTTTCAAACAAATTCTATAAACAATGAAGAATTAGTAAAACATTGTTTGGAAATAGAACAAACTTTAATAAGTAATTTTGCTTTAATTGATCCTAAATGGCATGGCAATGTGCCTGCAGCTCATAATCACAAATATAATCTTCTTACATTTCCTGGTCCTGATTTAAATAGACTGTACGCGGAGCTAGTAAAAAATATTACACCTTTATTAGAAGATAAGATTTATGTTATAAAAAGTTGGTTGAACGTATTTAGAAAGGGTGAAAAAATAGATTGGCACCCACACTGGCAACCAGAACATAAAGTTTGGCATGGCTTTTATTGTGCACAAGTTGGTAATAGTTTTACAGAATATAGAATACCTAATATTGAAAAGACCGTTAAAGTAGTAAGTAAAGAAGGATTGATAGTCATTGGTAAAAGTGATGGTGATGAACACAGTAGTTCAGCATGGAAAGAATCCAAACGACCACGTATTACAATAGCGTTTGATATAATTCCTGTAGAAGCTATACCAAATAAATTATATGGAAACCATTTTATACCTTTTAAAATATGATAGATTTTGTTGATATACCAATAAGAGTTTATAAGTTTGATAAGTTAGATAATAAAAAATTAATAGCTGCTTTTAAAGAATATCTAGATGGTTGTAAATGTTGTAACAAATATCCTAACTGTCCACATCCTAAAGAACAGTCTGCTTCTAATGCTTTAGATATACCTCATTCTGAAATTATTAAATTAAATCAAAGTTATTACAAAATTTTAAAATCAATATTTCCAAATAATGAAGTAGATCAAACACTGTCATGGGCTCTCTATGTAAAACCAGGGACAAAGAATCCAGCAGTATGGCACAATCATTTTCAAGAAGAACATAAATCTAAGATACAAGTATCAGGAATTTGTTACTTAACTAAAACAGATCATGGAACAGAGTTTGCAAATGATTTTTTTAAAACTGAAACTGTACCTGTGTTAGACCATTGGTATATATGGCCATCTCAATTAGGACATAGACCAAAAGAAATTAAAAATGATAAACCTAGATGGATTATCGCAACCAACACTGTTTTTAAATGATTGAATACTATCACCCTTTCTTCGGACCCTTTTTAATGCAGACTAAGATAACTAGTAAAGAGTTAGCTGCTGTAAAAAAATTATGTGTTAAATCAAAGAAACGTGATTTTAGAAAAAAATTAGCTGGGGTTATTGAACATGAATACGTTATTAATAGAAAAGAATTTCAAAAAATTATACAAGAATATTTAGAGTGTTATAGACATGGCTATCAAAAGTTTCATAATAATACTCTTGGACCGTTAGAGTGTAACTCTGCTTGGGTTAACTATATGGTAGCTGGAGAATCCAATCCTCCTCATACCCATAGCAGTTGTCAGTTCTCTAGTGTTTTATATTTAGAAAATCCTCCAAACCTTTTAAAAGAAAACAAAGATTATTTAGGGTCTTCTGCAGGTCCTGGTGGTATTGTTTTTAGGTATGGAGAACAAAGATTACATAACATAACAGAACATGCACATTTACCTAAGCCTGGAGATCTGTTTATCTTTCCGTTTAATCTGCTTCATTATGTTATTCCTTTTGAAAGCAAAGGCGAAAGAATTTCTGTAGCCGCTAATTTTGCAACTGATCTTAGTCTCTCGAAAGGCGTGAAAGAGTGATCGTTGTTGGACTAGGAAAAGCTTGTAACAATTCAAGCATTGCTGTATCCAAAAATGGAAAGTTATTTAAATATTTAAAGTATGAAAGAGAAAAAAATATTAAACAAATGCCAGCACCAGACTGGTGGTACTATAAAAAGTTACAAGATTGGAATATTAATTTAGAAGATGTAGATTTATTTGTTTCTACAGACTCTGGAGTTTGGAACGATGATTATAAAATTCCTCTCTTTCCACATGAAGATACTTTATACTGGGTACGTAAAAAAGATTTTCATAACTCAAAAGAAATTTTACTAGATCATCACAATGCTCATGCTTGGTCTAACTCTAGCTTTAATGAAAAAAAACAATTTGTAGTTATTGACGGTGAAGGGTCTAACAAAAATTATTCTACCTCCTGGAGCAACTTAGGGTTTCATAGAAAAAAAGGAGTAGGTCCAGGTGCTATCTTTATATTTTTAGAAGAGCCGATGAAACTTCATGATGGTGGATATGGCAATGTCTCAGGTAAAATTATGGGACTAATGGAATATGGAAAGATAAACAAAAAACTTTTTAATAATATGATGGATATGGATAGAAATCATTTTTATAAATTTATAAAAAATTATTACACCTACGACAATATCATGCATCCAGAATGGTTAGATTTTTTAAAAACTATTGATGAGGTATGTTTTGAATGGGTAAAAGAATCTTTTAGTCATATAGATAAAAGCAAAGAAGTTATATACTCGGGAGGGTGCGCCTTAAATATTAATTGGAACAGAAGACTATTAGACATGGGTTATAAATTAAATATAGAACCACCTGCATATGATGGTGGCTTGTCTATAGGTTGTGTTAGATTTGGTAATGCAATGATGGAAAAACCAGTTAAGTTTTATGAAGACTATCCTTATATTCAAGAAGACGAATCATCAAAAAATATAGCTTCGGTTCAAACAATTAATAAGGTGGCTAAACTATTAGCGAAAAATAAAATCGTTGGTTGGTATCAAGGAAAAGGAGAAGTTGGGCCTAGGGCTTTAGGCAATAGATCAATACTCATGAATCCTATGATTAAGGATGGAAAAGACGTATTAAACAAAAAAGTAAAACATAGAGAACCTTGGAGACCTTATGGAGCCTCCGTTAAAAAAGACAAAGCTAAATTTTATTTTGATATAGACGACTCTCCTTACATGTTATTTTCTTCCAAAGTATTGGTATCTAATATGCCAGCAATTACTCACATAGATAATACATGTCGACCTCAAACAGTTACTCCTAATCAAAACCCTGCTTTTTACAAACTGTTAGACTCTTTTGAAAAAGAAACAAACGTCCCTATTCTTTTAAACACTTCTTTAAATGTAGCAGGAAAACCTATGTGCAATACTATAAAAGATGCTAAGGAATTATTAAGAACAACAGATCTAGATTATCTGTGTATAGGAAATAAAATATATGATAAAAGTAGTTCCTTTTAAAGACCACTTACTGCATAAAAAGAAGGTCTTAAACTTAATTAAAAAGATGCCAGACGTGTCAATTAAAGATCATACAGAGTCTTTAACAAAAACAGACTTCTATTTAAAACCAAATGACACTAGAGAATATTGGGACTACTTCTTTCCTCACTTAGAAAAATTTTTACTAGACATGGCTACCTCTTTAAAAAGTCAATACTACATCATACATAGAGCTTGGTATCAACAATATCGTAAACAGAATTTTCAAGTCTGGCATAATCATTCAGGTTGTCAGTTTTCTAATGTGTATTTTTTAGAACTGCCTGATCCTAAGATAGCAACAGAATTTGAAGATGGATCTAAAGTAAATATAAAGGAAGGGGATATTCTTACTTTTTCATCACATCTCTACCATAGGTCACCAATTAATAATTCGAACAAACGTAAAAGTGTGATAGTATTTAACTCTTCATTTGAAGGGTTTAAATCATGATAGATATAAAGACAGATTTTCTAAAAAAACAAGACATAAAAAAATTAAATGATTTAGTATTAAGCAATTTATTTGAATGGTTTATTCAAGGTGTGTATGATGATAACGATACTCATCGACAATTTGTGCATATATTCTATAAAAACGATGGGCCATCAAGCCACCATTTTACGGTTATTAGGCCCTTGTTAGACAAGTTAAATATTAAACGTTTAATAAGGGTTAAATTAAACCTGTTGACTAAGACACCTAAAATTATAGAGCATGATTATCACCAGGATAGTGAGTCCTCTAATGCATTGACTTCTATCTTATATCTTAATACTAATGATGGGTATACGAGATTTAAAGATCAGAATGTAAAGTCAGAGGAAAATACCTTGCTTACATTTCCAAGTGCTACGTTTCACTCAGGAACTACCTGCACTGACCAAGACTTTAGATTAGTATTGAATGTAGTTTACGAGGCTTTTTAAGCTTTTAAACTATTGATTGATAAAATTAAGCCTTAATAGTATAAGGATTTATGCTACAGAAACTAGGATTTTTACCCGGATTTAACAAACAAGTCACTGAAACTGGGGCCGAAGGCCAATGGTTTGATGGCGACAATGTGCGTTTTAGATATGGAACACCTGAAAAAATAGGTGGTTGGCAGCAACTTGGAAGCGATAAACTAACAGGTGCTGGTAGAGCATTGCATCATTTTGATAATAATGCAGGTATTAAATACGCTGCCATAGGTACAAACAAAATTTTATACGTTTATTCTGGTGGTCAATTTTATGACATACACCCTATTAGAACTACAATTAGTGGGGTAGACTTTTCAAGCACAACTGGCTCGCCAACAGTAACAATAACTTTTCCAAGTGCACATAACTTACAGGATGATGACATTCTTTTATTTGAAAATGTAAGTGGTATCACTGGATCTGGCTCTGCATTTGCAGACGGTAACTTTAATAATTTAAAATACATGGTTGCTTCTGCACCATCAGCAACTACTATTACTGTTACAATGGGTGGTAATGAAGGGGCTAGTCCAATGACTAACGTAGGTAGCGCAGACGCCTTATTATACTATCGTGTTGGACCTTCTCAACAAGTTGGAGGTTTTGGATGGGGTACTGGACAATGGTCAGGAACTGTTTCAGGACCATCAACAACAACCCTTTCAACAGCACTAACTGATCTTGTAACTACAACTATAGTTATTGCTGACTCTACACAGTTTCCAGCATCAGGAGAAATTAGAATAGGAAGTGAAGACATATCTTATACAAACAATGACACGGCAACAGGGACCTTGAGTGGAGGAAACAGAGGTGTAAACGGAACCACTAAAGCTACTCACTCAGCTGGAGCTACCGTAACCAACATCTCAGCTTTTGTTGCTTGGGGTGAATCATCTTCTGATGATGTTACTCTTGATCCAGGTCTTTGGGTATTAGATAATTTTGGAACTAAACTTATTGCACTAATTTATAATGGTGCATGTTTTGAATGGGACTCTGCTCCTACCAATGCAACAGCAATTAGAGCTACAATAATACCGAATGCACCAACAGCATCTCGTCACGTACTGGTATCTACACCAGACAGACACTTAGTATTTTTTGGAACTGAAACAACGGTAGGGGATACCGATAGTCAAGACGATATGTTTATAAGATTTTCAGATCAAGAAAATATTAGCGGCACAAATGCATACACTGTAACGGCAACCAACACTGCAGGAACTCAAAGACTTGCAGACGGCTCTATGATCATGGGAGCTATAAGAGGTAGGGATGCAATTTATGTTTGGACCGATACTGCCTTATTTCTCATGAGGTTTGTTGGTCAGCCATTTACTTTTGCATTTGAACAGGTTGGTACCAACTGTGGATTACTTGGTAAAAATGCCTGTGTGGAAGTTGATGGTTCTGCATATTGGATGTCAGAAAATGGATTTTTTACTTACGATGGTCAATTAAAATCCTTACCTTGTTTGGTAGAAGACTTTGTTTATGATGATATAAATACTACATCAAGAGATCTTGTTAATGCAGGATTAAATAATTTGTTTGGTGAAGTAACTTGGTTTTACTGTACAAATGGATCTAACGTAGTAGATCGATCAGTGACCTATAACTATTTAGATTCAACACCTAAAAGACCTATTTGGACCACTGGTTCTTTAGCAAGAGCAGCATGGTCCGATTCTGCTGTATTTGGTAAACCACACGCAACTTCTTATGATCCAGATAGTCAAAATTCTTACGATGTTACAGGGAACACTGATGGTTGCACAATATACTATGAACACGAAACAGGGACCGATCAAGTATTGGCAGGGGGAACTACAACTGCTATTATTGGTACTATAACTTCAGGTGACTTTGATATTACTCAAAGAGTGGTAAGGGGTGGGCAAATGTCAGTAGGTATGCCAGATTTAAGAGGAGACGGTGAATACATAATGAAAATACGTAGATTTTTACCTGATTTTATTACTCAGGTTGGAACTACTACCATAGATTTTACTACGAGGGATTTTCCAAATAGTTCTTCTAAAACACAAAGCTTTACAACAACGTCAGCAACGACTAAAATAGATACTAGAGTACGTGCAAGATCTATCGCGATGACTGTAAAAAATACTTCATCATCTCAAGATTGGAAACTTGGCACGTTTAGATTAGATATACAACCGGATGGTAGAAGATAATGTCAGTAGATAAAAAAGTAAATTATGAAATGCAAGGTAATGAAAAACCAGCAAGAAATTATTTAGGTAAACAGAAAACTGTAACCGTTCCTGTTAAATGGAAATCTAGTCCCAAAGCTCCTGAAACAGAATTAGCTTATATTACTAAAAAAGAAAAAGATTTATTAGTTAAAAAAGATATACACGGATCTTTAAAGAACGGCCCTAACACAGGTCCTTCTGGAATCATGTCTTTAGACTCACAAGGAGATTACACTAGAGATAGAAGTCCAGGTGCTTATGATAGTGGTCCTGCTGGTAATACTGGAGGAGGTAACACTCAACAAGATTTAAGAGACAGGGCTATGAATGAACAGATGATGAAAGATCTTTTAACAGGTAATGTTACAAAAGGTCAAACAGTTGCTAAAGGTCCTAGAACAAGACAGTATTCTAATTTACCAGAAATCATGACAATGCCTGATGGCACAACCAAATATATTGGATCAGCATACAAAAGCTATGGTCAACCAAGTTTTTTTGGAAACTTATTTAGTAGAGGAGCAAGTGGATATAGAGGTATAAAAGGATTATCTCCTTTTGGAACACCTACATTTGAAACTAGAGAAAGACCTGATGGTAGTCTTGAATATTTTACTGACGACGAAGACTTTGGAGAAATTAAAGATCCGGTACCGTTTGGTATAATGGGATTAATAAGCTCTATAGTAAACAAATTTAAAAAACCTAGAGACATGTCTGAATTTAATAAATTAAGTTTAACTGCACCTATTGATCAAAAAGTTTATATACCTCAAGGCGCTGATTCTTCGATGGTAATTGATAATCCTTTTGCAAAACTATTGTTTGCAGATGATGAAAAAAATATAGTAGATGTAGAAAGAATTAAAGCGTTAATAGCAAACGCTCAAAATTCAGGAAGTATATAATGGCTAAAATTGTACAATCATTAACACGAGCAAGTAAAGAATACGAAGAAAAAACATTTCAATCTTTGGTTAGAGATTTAGATGGTGTAATAACAAAATTAAATTCATCTTTTCAAGATGAATTAAAACAAGAAATAGAAGCTAGAAGTTTCTTTTTAGATTCATAATGGCTACAGTAAATCAATTTAAATTTTATGGTGTAAATTTAGCCACAGTTTCAGAGACTGCCATGTTTGGCACGGATTCCTCGGGTACTCAACTGCCTACTATAAACCAAACATACATAATTAAGTCTTTAAGAGTAACCAACAATACAGGTAATACTCCAACTATTACTATTAAAAATAACACCTATAACATTGTAAATACTCAAACCCTAGCAGCTAATAGTAGCACAGAAATATTGACACTTCCTCTTATAGTAGAGGGTAGTACAGCGTTGAAAATAACAATGAGTTCTACAGATTCTGTAACCATAGGCATTAGTTATATGAACATAAATAAGGAGACAATTGATTAATGAAGACAACAATTATAGACGGTAAAGAGGTTCCTGTTATTGAACCAGCAGAGGTTAAAACAAAAATTACAAATATCAAAACTGGTCAGGTATATGCATCTGATAACGAGTGGAAATCTCAAAACATCCCAGAATCTGAGATTAGAAAGGATGTTCATGTAGTCATGCCGAGGCTTGATTTGTTTGGAAAAACGAAGTAAAACGATATACTGAGGTAAAATATGGCAATTTCTAGAATGCAAGAACCACGACAGCTGTACGGATTAGGGAGTTTAGTTCGAAAAATAACTAGACCGATCAAAAAAGCCGTTAAAGGTGTAAGCAAAATTGCCAAAAGTCCTATAGGAAAAGCAGCCATACTTGCCGGTTTAGGTGCATATGCAGGAGGACTTGGTCCTTTTGCAAAAGGTGCTAGATTTGGCAATGTAGGTGGCGCTGGTTTTCTTAGAAACATGTTTGCGGCTAGATCAGTTCCTGGAGTTCCAGATTTTGTTACAGGAGGAAAACCAAGTTTTCTTTCAACATTAAATCCTTTTGGTTCTAACTTTAGTTTAAAAAATTTAGGTTTTACTGCTGGTGCGGCAGGAGCACTACTTCCTTTTGTAGCCCCTAAGTTATTGGCACCAAAAGAAGAAGACATAGAAGAAATAGATTACACAGTGCAACCAGGAGGAATTACAGAACTTGTTGAACAAGCAAGAGATTTTTACAGAACTGGTGGCGATGGCACATTACAGTACATGCCAAACAAAAAATATGTTACACCTAATTTTTACGACTATGCAAATGGTGGTAGAGTAGGATTATTTTCAGGTGGATCACCTATGAAAGAATTAGGGTTAGATGAAGATTATATAAGAGAGATAAGAATTCAATGGATAGAAGCAGGTAAACCGGGAAGATTTAGTGAATTTTTAAGAAATGAATTAGATCGTCAAGCAGAGCTATCGGATGAAATGAAAGCTCAAATGGCTAACGGTGGTAGAGTAGGATTTGATCAAGGCGGATTAGGGATAGGTGCGTTAGGGAGAATGATGCAACCAGGTAAATCTAAATCATCTAAATCAAAAGACTTAGATTTAATGACTATTAAAGCTACTTTAAATCAAGTTTACACAAATAATGATGATGGTGAAGGTGGTGGATATGAAGCCGTTATGAAATTTATGGAAGAAAATCCAGACTACAAAGTTAATATAATGGAAAACATAATAGGTGATAGAGGAGATAAAATAAGAGTGGCTCCAATAGAAAAAACATCAGTAAATATTTTAGACCGTATGGATGATAAAGATCTATCTTTACAAGATGGAGTACTAATTATTAATAGTGACATGTTTGAGAAAAAAGCCAGAGGCGGTAGAGTAGGTGCTGAAGAGGGTGGACTTATGAACTTAAATGGGCTAGAAATGGATTTCAGGGCTAACGGTGGTTTTGTTCCAATTGGAGCAAAAGAAAAGGCAGACGATGTACCTGCAAGATTAAGTAAAAATGAATTTGTAATGACAGCTGATGCTGTTAGAGGTGCGGGCGGCGGAAGTATAGAACGTGGCGCGCAAAAAATGTATAACACAATGAAGGAGCTCGAAAGTAGAGTAGTATAATGGCAGTACCAGATTATTTACAAGATTTTGTTACAGACTTTGCAAGACAAGCAAAAACAGCATACAGCGCACCTATAGATCCAAAAACATTTATGGGTCCGCAGTTTGTACAAGGACTAGATCCTTTACAAACACAAGCTATCGGACTGGCGCAATCTGG